GCTGCTTCGTGGTGATAAGGCACCTGCAAATCTGAGATAACTAGGTATCTGGATGGCTTAATCTTCATCCTCTTCAAAGTCATCAAGTGGGTTTGTCATGGGATCTTTAGTATCTATGATCCAATCTGGATAACTTGACCTATCCATCGCAAACGCTAGAGCTGTGCCTTCATCCATTCCAGATTTACGGCAGGCCATATAGACCTCATTAGCTGCTATAGCCCAGAAGTCTAACTTTGTAAGTACAGGCTCTTTAGTAGTCCTGCGCTTACGTGCAATCTTCTTCTTAGGTTTGCGTTTAGTTGCCATAATTAAAATTATGACTTACTAATTAAAACAAAGAGATCATCGACACGCTGTTCTAATCGTGAACTTCTTTGGTCAATTCGATCAACGGCATCTTTAATACTGCTACCAGAATTAGGGCGCAACTCATTAAGCCAACCTCTAACTAAGAAACGTAATCCGACCAGCCCGCCTGATAGCACGGCGATAATTCCAGCGCCAAAGCCAGCCCATTCTGTAGGTGTCATGCTTCATCGGCACCGATGCCATAAGCATTATCGGATTTATCTAGAGCCCTAGCCGCTGGGCCTGCTAAAGCTGAGATAACTACAGCTACAACAGGATCTAATCCCAATTCATTACTTGCTAAGAATGTTAAGAATGAAACCAATACGCCACGTGCGTATGACTTCAGTACGGCCTGTTGCTTCTTACTTATCTTCATATCTTGCCCCCTATTAGTGGTATATCAAACGGCGTGCCATTTAGATCGCCTAGTGTTGTAAAACTAATATGTAAATGTCGCTTGTGCGGGTTAATGCCTTTGTACTTACGCCATTTCCAATTTAATATCTTCGAGCATATTCGCCCGTTATAGATGACGTATGATATGCGTTTATCTTGTTTGGCTGCGATTCTGATCTGGTCAGCCAGATAAGGTGCGAGGCTGTCGGATGACTCCAACCTAGCATTAAGATCAAGACCTCGTACCCACCCGAATTGGTCTGGATTATGATCCGATTTTCTGGAGGAGTGGCGACTATCGCCCAGCCATCCTTCTGGACTTTTAGTACACCGATCTGGAAACCACGTATCAACTTGATCTCTTAACTGCACACCAGCTGCACATAGTTTGGGTTGCATTACAAACCTAGAGCGGCTAAATCCTCAACAGTTAAACCAAGTGCTGCCAGTTTAGCTTGTGCAGATGTTTTTGCCTCTGCCTTTGCTGTATTTTGTTCCGCTTTCCAAGCATCAACTTGTGAAAACCCTGCTTCAAACTTTGCTTTGGTTATTGATTCGCAATCTACAAATTCAATGCCCTCATAGTCATCACCAGAAATGATCCAACCACCTTGCGGGATAAGCATTTCCAATACTTCTCTACCAGTGGCCATAATTATGCTCCAATTTCTAATAATGTCATTGTGCTAGTTGAACTTCCGTCTTGAACAAAAACTGAAACAAGATTACCGCCTGCATTTTTTAATTGTGTTTTGTAAGTTGTGCTTGAAGTAGTTGCTGGACTATCTAAATAAGCGATTGAGCAACTTCCAATTTGACTATATAATGCTGAGTTTGTAAATCCAGCAGCACCAGCAAAATCTGTGACTAATGAAGTTGCACCTCTAAGCAAATTTAGTAAAAGATTACTTCCAGCATTTTGTGATGATTTTCCGCAACCATTTTGATGTACCATAACTAAGACTTTTGATGTGCTTAAACTTGGTGTAATGGATGCTGTTAATCCAGTATCAGCCAAAGTGCTTGATGAACTAGAAGTCGTAGTTGAATAATTAGCAGATACAACCTGCAACACTTTGCCACCACCACCACCAGCTGCTACCCAAGCTGATCCACTGTAATATTCAGTGCTGTTTGTATCTTTTAAAAATGAGTAATTACCTTCTTGCGGTGAAGTTACTGCAGCGGTTCTTGCTGCGGCATCAGCAAACACCCAGATACCTTGCATCAAGTAGCCATCTACATCGGCTGCGGTTAATACCTCGCCTGTAACAAAGTCTTTAAATCCTAATCCAGCGGCCATTGTTTCTCCTTAGTAACTAAGCACATTATAGTCTAAAGTGCCGTATATATTGTTATTTAAAATTAGGGCGTCAATTACGGGTTCTAAAGTCGTAAAAAAGACCCTAAAGCTGTTTGGTGTGATTGTGTTAGCCACGCCAAATATCTGAAGTGTTTTATCAAGGGTAGATCCGCCAGGCTGGGTAGTAACCACTCGAATCGGATCAAAGAAATCTAACTCTAAGGCTGCAAGGATGCCTGAGTTGTAATTGCTGGTATATAAGTCCAATTCAATTCCATCGCATCTCACGCTTGTTTCCGCACGGCTGGCGACATAACTACGGGCATAATCTAGGGCTACAGCATCGGTCTGCATTAAAAGATCCTGCAGGTTATAGCTGTGGATGAAATACTTGTCAATAGATGCCTGGTTGATGGCTGTCTGTGGTGAACCACCTGTACGGCTGATTTGGGCTGAGTTAAAAATTAAGTCATCATCTAACTTCCAGTTGGCATTAGCGTATGGGATGCCTGTGCCATTATCATTAAATGTAGTTACAGTGCCACCGATTGATCCTGCTGTTACTGCTCTATCTTGAAATACAAACTCTCCGTCTGCGTTTACATAGAGCGCCCCATATTCGGATGTGCTAACTGTCGTCATCGCATCTAGTGAAGTACGTGCCGTGCCAGGATCAGCCTGCATTGTGGTTAATCCTGCATCAACATCCCGCATAGTTGCTGGCCAGTCAATTTGATCTAATATCTGATTGATTCGTGTGCCTGATAAATTACCAGCGGTAGCACCTGTTACTGTAGATATTTGTGCATTCTGAGCAAGTCTAAACGCATCTACAGCTTGTATGGTTGTATAGGCAACTTCTGTAGCATCTTTAGGTTGAGTGTTTACATAGCTTGTAATAAAGCCAGAAAATAAAGAATAAGTATTTGCACCATAGGTCGCTGAAATTTGTACCTTCTTCATAGGTGTTAAATACGTGTAGTATGGTCCGCTTGGGTTAGTCGGGTTAAAATCGCCATTTTGATCTACTATACGTAAAGTAAGTTGGCCAGTTTGAAATTGATCTACTAAAGGATTGCGGCCTCGGCTAGTTTGTATGTAGTTAATTTGATCTGATACATCTACAATAACAGCTGCAGAATCTGCCAATATGTTTACGCCTAATGTACCAGTGCCTAATATCATTGCCTGAGCAAAACTTGGACCAGTGCTAAAGTTAATTATTGCATTGATTGTTGGTACGGCCATTAGTTTGTAAGAGATCCAGCTGGTAGTAATTTCTGACCTGACTTTAATAACTGTAATACATTTTTTTGGATAACAGCTTCTAATTGCTGATCGGTAACTATTGTGCCAGCGTTTACAACTACTGTGGCTGTAGTTTGGGCAGTTGCAGCAGCAACGGCTTGTTGATTAGTTGCATATTGTGGCAGTCTGGCATACTCATCTGGTGCAATTTGATTACGGCCTCTAGCGGTCATTTCACCTAAAGCGTTAAACAAAGCAGGGCCAAAACTTGTAAGGGAGTTAGCGGCTATACCTGCAGCTGTGGCTAAACGATCAATAGAAGTTTTAGCGTTTAACTCAGCATTTAATTTTCTAGCCATAGCCTCGTTATTGTCTAGAATTGCTAATTGTGCTTTTAAACGTAATCTAGTTTCTTCATCGGTAGCCTCGTTTAATGCTTTCATCAAGCCTATGCGCTCTAAATCAAATTTATCTTTAAGTTTATCTACTTCTGATTTAGCCTTTAACTTTGCCAACTCATCTGCTCTAGCCTTGTTGCTTTCTTTAATAATTTTATTTTCTAAGCGTAATTGCTGTCCATAAACACGGCTAGATGATCTAGCTTCTAAATTTGGTTTAGTACCTGCTTTGCTTTTTGCATCTTCTTCTGCCAGTTTGCCTAACAAACCAAATATGTTGGTGCCAAATAAAACATCGGTTACTCTCTTTGATCCAGGTATTTTTTGTAACTCAGCAATTAAAACTCCTACACCAGTAATAGCATCGCCAGTGGCTTTGCCAAAATTCTCCATCTTAGCTGTAGTGTCTTCAATGCTGGTGTCTTTGCCCAGTGCGTCTAATGCACCTAATATGCCTTTACCTATTTCTTCTTTAACATTTTCGGATGCTACTTTTAATAAATCCATTTTGCCAGCGTAAGTAGTCAATCTAGCTGCTGCTTGGCCTGCAAACTTCTGTTGCAATTCGGCCATAATCTTTTCCATGTTGCCAGTTGCTAATGTTGCCTTACTTAATCCAGTTCCTAGTCTGCCTAGTGCTGTAGTTTGACCAGCGTAGGCTTTGGCTAAGCTACTGCTAATTTGTTCAACTGATCCATACCCAGCTGCGCTCAAATCTAGTGCCAGTGCTAAAGCATCTTGGCTTTGAGTAATAGATTTAGTAACTGTTAATAATCTTTGAAATGATGGGCGTAATTCATCATCAAGCACGCCTGTAGTTTTCTGTAATTTACCAATGTAATCTTCAACTGCTGGCGAGCTAAAAGCATATCCAGTATTTTTAAGCTGTAACTCTAAAGACTTGGCTGCCTTCTCATCTGCCATAAATGCACTAATGGCTTTTTTGCTGTAGTTAAGTATTGCTGCAGCGCCAAAAACTCCTGCAAATGTTTTGCCTAATTTGTTTACTTGTTTATCAAAAGCACCAATTTCTTTTTGGCCTTTTTTAAGTCCTTTGTTATCAAAGGTGCTGACTGCACTGACAATTAAATTGGCCACTATGCTGCCTTACGTAATTGTGTTTTAATGTTAAAGTCTGTGGCTATTGTGTTTATTGCAGATACAACAGCTGGAATAACCTTGCTAGATTCTTCAAACCAAGCTCTGTAAATTAAGCGGCCTTTTTGTTTGTTCTCGCCTTTCATTTGGCTGATAGATTCGGCAGATTCTATAAACTGTATGCCAGCATTAGGATTTAGGCTTTCTGAATTAGATGCCCCTCTGCGATTCTTTCGGCCAGCAGTTTCAAAAATTGCGCCAGGTGCTGATATGTTTGCTACGTAGAATGCAGCTCTGTAACCTGCTCGATTACGACTGTTTGTGCCAGCGTTGTATTTGATAAGACTTTTAGCTAGAGAATAATCATAGGCTGGGAATGCCCTGTATTTGATTGTGTCACCTGATGCAGTGCCTTTACCCCAGCCACTTAGGACTTCGTTTTGTTGTGGTAAATAACCACGTGCTTTATCTCGGACAATAAGCATCGCAGTTTTAATATTTTTAGACATCTGTTTATTAAGGTTAGGTTCAACTTCTCGCATAGCCTTCTGGAGTTGCTTAACGCCTGTTACGTTTACTGGCATTTTTGATCTCCTTAGCTCTGTCTGTCAATACCTGGATTATTGCTAGATACATTTCGGTATCCATATCAATAAATTCTCTGGGCGGTATTCCAGTCTCTACTGCTAATTGAGCAATAGTGTAAACAATAGAATTCCGCTCAGTTATTTTTTTTCTTCGTCTAATACCTCAACAGTTTCTAAGCTGTCAATAAACTCAATTCCCCATATTGGTATTTGAGCGCCAGCCCTACGTAAACATTCATAAGCAAGGTAGAATATTTCAGTCTGACGCTCGTGTTCCCTCAAAATCTTGCTAATTCCTGAGCCATATTTCTGCTCAAAGTTATATTCAATTCCTGGCGTTATCTTGTGCTCTGAAACTTCGCCATTAGCCCTTGTAATCTTTAACTTTGCCATTATTACTCCTTAGTTAGAACGCCACCGATGGTGACACTGTTACTGCGGAGTTTACTGTAAAGGACAGACTTGATGTTGCAACCTCAGCCACGCCACCTTGCCCAATTGGGGTCAGGTTATTTACCAGGATTGAGAATTGGTAAGTTGGGTTTGTAGCTGATACGGCAGTGCCTTTAACAGTGATTACTGATACTGCTAGGGTCTTGCCAAATGCTGCGCTAAGTGTCTCATTAACTTGAGATGCTGCCCAGTCATTGATAAAGTCCACGCTAAATGTTGCTGATTGTAGACCTGCAACAAACTTGTGAGCAGTGTCGCCCATTGCTGTTACTTCTAACTCATCTACGATTTGGTTAATTACGGCATTAGTTACGTATGAGCTAATGTCGATTGAAGGTACTGTAGGTGCAGCGTTGGTAGCCAACTTGACACCTACGTTATTGTTAAGATATATGGCCAAGGTTTATTCCTCATCTTTC